CATGAATGGCAAGGATGCGATTGGCGACTTGGACGAGGACAAGATCAGGAAGTTGATTCCAGAAAGGCGACCAAATCTTTCAGCCATCCGGGAGGAGGCGTAATCAAGTCTTTCTCCACCACTAGGAGCAGAACTCTTCATAAAGGGAGCGTCGATATTGAACACCGCTGAAGCCCTGCTCTTGCCAAGCACCGACTCTCCAGACCAGATAAGGAGTGCTAACTCATCTCTGTGCGCCCCACGCTCAGTCCACTCCTGCTTGATTATCTTTGCGAAGGCACGGGCGTAATGAGTCATTCCTGCCGTGCTAATGCCCATTACGATGTCGGGAATAGAACTGATAACCACACCACCCATGCTTCGCAGGTAGTTGTAGTTTCTAGCAATCCTTGAGGCTTTGGAGGCGAAGTTGTCTATGCCTTGAGCAGTCAGGCCATCTAGATTCCTCACACGATTGACCATCGTTAGGATCAAGTTCTTTTCGTGATCCCTATTCCTGATCGTCTTATTTCTGTTGAGGCTAGGATCTTCTTTCAGTTTCATTTCGTATTCCATGTCGATCACCTCGAAATGGTGATGCAGACTAGCGTTCCTACTAAACGCTTGCCTCCTAACGGCATGGGAAGAAAGGTTCAACGATTGAATCGCTACGTCGAAATCCTCTGGCAGAGCATTGCGAAGAGAGCCTTGGTAGTTGTAGTTCTTCGGGAAGAACCCCTTCTCCCCACCAGTCCTTCGTGAAACCCGGTTAGCGATTCCAAATATCTTTTCGTCCCTCTCGCTAATCTCTTTAGTCTGTTTCGCCACGGCACGGGCAAGGGCATTTCTTTTCATGGCACTCTGGAATATCGTGCTGTCCTTGGCACTTATGGCGTTTTGAATCTCTAGCGTCTTTAGTTCTTTGTGGGCCTTTTCGATAATGGGCCTGATACCGACGAGTGATATGTTGTCTAGATGTTCTCCCATTACTTTTGCTAGCCTTGGGAACTTGCCACCAGAGATTGCGCCGCCCTCTAGAACCATATCTTCAAACACGTACTTCATACCCTGCTCAACCTTGCTGTAATCCTTCTTCAATTCCTTTCTGATCTCGTTCAGGCGGATTTCTTTTTGTTTAGCGATCTCCCCTATGTCGTACTTACGCAAAGCCATTTCTCCAGAGACTTGACGGCTTGGCATACTTGGATTGCCTGATCCCTGTCTGAACTCTTCTACAAGAGTTCTAGCCCCGTCAGTTAGTTTTAGCAGTTGGGGCGAACCCTTAGCCGACTCCTCAAACAATGCGTCCTCTAGGGTCTGAAGCAACTGGTCTGGGTAGTTTGGATTCTTGGCGCTGCGAGCAACCCTAGTAGGTGGCCCTCCTGATTCCAGTTTGACAACGTTCTTAGTGACCGCTTCTAGTTCTTTTTCTATTTTCTGTCGAGCCTCTTGAATCCTACCCCATTGACCAGGATCGTCCATTTCGAGAAACTCTGCGTACTTCGTGTCTGTATATGAATGCCCTTTTATTTTCGCAGGTTTTACATGACCTTCCTCCGCTGCCTTGCGTACAAGGTTCGCCTCGAACTCTTCTCTTGTTGCAGGGAATCTTTCCGAATCTCCCAAGGAAGCAAGCAGGGCAGAACCCTTCTTGTTTTCCAGATCAACAATATCTATGAACTTGTAGTGCTGGACTCCAGATTTGTCTTTCACGATAACAACTGCAAGGGACTGATCGGAACGAACCTTTGTGTTTTTCCCTGAGTCGTCTTGCAACCACTCAACTCGCTTGACTTTAGCGGTTACAGTTTTACCACGACTGCTGACTCGAACCCTTACGGTCCCAGATTTTGAAACTACGACATCAGATATATCCCCGATAAGCCCTTTGTCATCTTCTAGCGCACGAAGAAATACCGGACCGCCCCTTCTCTTGGTAAATGAAACCCTGTACCCCTTGTCGGCAACGTCCGAAACATCAACCCTGGTATCTACGTGGGTTTGGCTAGCAATCGTATCAATAGCACCTAGCACATAGTCTGCTTCGCTTTGTGTCTTAGCAAACTCGACACGCTCTCTGATTCTTTCCAGTTCTCTCTGGGAGGTGCTATCTGTGACTTTGTTCCCCCTGTTGTCGAAGGTTTCGTCAGTGGCTTCTTGGTAGTTCCTCTTGACTACAGATAAGAAATCGGTTTGTTCGGCTTTTTCTAGAGATCGTGGACCGCTTCTTCGATCAGGAATCTCACCTCTTTGAAATAGATTGTCGAATATCTCGCGAATGTTATCCGGTATCTGGATTACATCTTCAGGCTTGACTCCAGAAGTGGGGACCGTTTTTAGTGAAGGGTTCTGCCCTGCATGGACGAAACGACCCCGCACAAGTTTTACTCTGGTTAGATCCCTATAGATTTCTTTCAGCCATGCACCGATCTCTCTGAAAACGCTCTTTAGTTTCTCAGGCAGACCCTTGGGAAACTTCCCTTCAGCCAGATAGAGTTGCAGCCCCTTTTGGAATTTAGTATCGGCTTCTTTTGTCCAGTTATGGGCTTGACCCTTTACCGGGGTGTCCTCTCTCAATGTCGGAGGAGAAGGAAATACATCCTCCTCGCCCGTTCTCACATACGGAGAAACCTCAGACGGCTTCTGTGGGCGGATTACTTTGGCTGCACGGGTTCCGCTCTCCATTTTTTTAGGTGCCTTCGGGTCAGACTCAAGCCGTCGCTTTGTCTCCCTTGCTAGGTATTCTAACTGGGTCTCTTGTTCTGGATCCCATCCCCTCCACTCTGGGTCCGTCTCACCCGCTAGGTGCTTACGTGGAGCGGCACCAGCCCAATGCGCTATGGCAAGAACATCTTCATCGGAGATCCCCCGCCTCTGGAAATCGGACACATCCTTATTGAAGAGTGTCTTTCGTATCACCAAGGCGAAGTTATTTAGGAAGGTCTCTTTGTTTTTGCTTTGAACCCCGTCTAGCAATAACTTTTGCACCTCTTTAGTTATTTGATGGGGCTGAAGACCGATTGAATCTGCTAGCGACTTTATTACAACCGCGTCCTTGAGGGGAACATTCAAGGTTTTAGCAATGTTCTGAGGAGTGAACAGGTCTCCAACTAACTGCTGAACTCCTTTAGCAAAGTCCAGGGTAAGATTGAAGCCTTCTTGGTCAGCAATGCTGCGAGCCTGAGCCTCATTCTGCCCAAGGTTGCTTTGCTCGCTTTCAAGGGAATCGTCTAGTCTCCTCATCTCTGCGTCTTGGCGAGCCTCTATTTGAACAAGTTCGTCAAAGTCCTCATCGAACGAGTCCTTGAAGAACTGTCTGCTTGAAGCGTCCCTCATTGTCTTTAGGGCTTTTTTATAGTCCTTCTGGGTAATGCGAGACTTCACCAGAACTTCCATGTCTGCTCGATTGTCGTTAATGATCTTTTGCTCGTCTAGCATCTTCTCTCGTAGAGTGTTGAACTTCTTCTGGATCTCCGTTCTCTCATCGAAAAGATCGCTAATCTTCTTGAGACCTCCCTCGACATCGCCGGGAGCAACTCCTAGGTATTCTTCCATTTCTTTAGAAAGAACATCGATATGCTCAAGACCCTCACCACCCTTTGCCGTAGTCATAGGCGCGTCCCTGTAGGCTCCCATGAGATTCATTTTGTTGAGGTTGTTCCTCAACTTCCCCATGAGCGATATAAGTTCCTGGGCCTTCTCAGGTGACGGCGATTCTTGGTATTGCTTGTGGAGGGTATTGAGTCCCCTGAGTTGAGCCTCAGTAAGATTCACTAACTTGATAATCTGACCACTACCTAGATATTGAGAGAGCATAAGATCGGGCAATGTCTGGCGTATCATTTTTCCTATAAGGAAATCAACGTCAGAGATTAGCCAGTCCTCTATGTCTGCGTCATCAACGTCCAAGGTGCGCTCACGGAAGTTTTTTATTCTAGCAGCAGAATCCCCACCCTGAAGATTTCCAATGCTAGCGTTCTCTTCTCCAGTGATCTTCCCGTAAGTCGTATCGATAATATCCCTATCGCCCGGTCCTATCTCTAGCAACTGCTGGTCTAGTTGCTGGGCTTCAAGGATCGCTTCGTTCTTTTGAAGTTCTAACGACTCAACACTCAAAGCCTGACCTTTAGCGATTCTGATTTCCTCGCTCAAGTCTCGAATCTCTGCTCTCTTGGCACGAATCTCTAATCCCTTTGCAGCCTTTCTTGGCTCTATTCGATTGGTTATCGCTTCATTAAGCATCTCCTTGAACGCTATTGGGTCTTCTTTGATCTTAGCAACGTCCCACTCCCGCATGAGGTAGGTATCGATGTTGCCCATGAGATCCTCAAAGTCGGTCTTGGAGAACGCCCCGGTCTGAAGTCCAAGTTGCCTTATGCTGTCGATAAACTTCCTAGCAGTTTTAGCAGCAGATTCAGTAGCAACTCTCAAGTGGTCTAGTTCGACACTATCCAAATCCTCAACACCTCTATAAACTCTAGCATTATCACCCCTAGACCCACCGCTTGGGTAAACCTCGTCAAAGTCCAACCCTCTATCTTCCCGCCTCAAGACCTTGCCAACTATAACGTAGAAGTCATCGCTAGAGAGTTTGCCGCCCTTTTTCCTGTAGGTATGCCAATCGCCAGTAATGCTTTTCATTTGCCTTAGAGCGTCTAACTCAACAAGGTGCAACATCGACTCAATCGAGGGGCGATTGAACTCACCCTTTTTGCTTATGCTACCGTCAGCGGTTTTCATAAGAGCGTTAGAAGATAGCCAGTCGCCAAGGGTCACAACCCTGTTGCTGTCGGAGAGCGCCAAACGAATGTTGGGATTCATAATGGCTATTTTGCGAGTTACGTTTCTTATCCAGCCTTCTTTAATGCCAGCAAGTTGCAGGATTGGACCTCTAACTTTTCCAGATACAGTCTGAACAGCCCTATCCCATGCTTGTTGCGCCTTGATCGTTGCGTCACCCTCAATGCCTTCTTCTACTTCTTTCAAGACTAGAGCAACGTCTACATCCCCTCTGTCTAGTTCTTCTACTAACGCTCTAGAATAACTAAGATTTGCGTCGTTGATCCCGTCGGTGAGATATTCGTAGCCAATTACAGTCTGCATTGCTCCTCGATAGCCCTTGCTCATCAGGGTAGGAACAACTCCAAGTATCGAGCCAAAGACAGCACCCCCAACAATGCCCATAATCATTTCTTCGTCTGTTCTCAATCCCTGTTGGGCATCTAGAACGACTTCAGCAACGGTCGCAGCAACAGCGCCTTCGGCACCCACTAGGCCCATCGTGGGTAGCAGTTTGGCTTTCATGGCTCCACTTTTCAGTAAAGCAGCACGTATGGTTCCTTTCGGAACCTGAGAAAACCCCAAGTTCTGACCTATTCCTATACCTTGTCTAGCAAGCGCATTGCGAGCCGCAGAGAGCGACCTCACGCCCCTCGTAGCGAGACCTATCCCCCTGAGTGCGGTAGCGTATGGGAGCAGGTTCTCTGGGCTTAGAATGCCAGCAGGGAGGTAGTACAGGAGACCCTCCCAGAATCCAACTTGTTGCATGGTTAGACGAGCATAGACTTCATTATCTATTCTCTGTGTATAGTATTGAAGTTCTTCGGGACTTTGGGCCGTCATTAGTTCAGGGAACTCTTCCACATATTCGTTGTACCCCACCATGAGGGCTTTGTATTCATCATTAGTAGAGTCAAAACCATCTTGCGGTTCCCAGGCAACTTGAGAATATCTTGAAAATGTAGACTTGAGTAAGTTCTCTTGAAGGAAGGCAGCACTAAGCGTTTCTCCAACAGTGGATCTGCCGCTTAGTATGTGTACCTTCCGTAAATCTGTTTCTCCGGCCATTCCATAGAGTGAATGCCTAGCCGCTTGAGCGGTTAGAGTATCGGAGGTAGCAATAATCCTGGTTAGTTCATCTCCAGTTGGAATCCTAGCCATTATTCTCTACCTCGATCTCTTGAATAGTCACCAAAGAGGATAGATTCTTCTCCAGAAGCGGATCTGCCGTAAAACACCTCAAACAGTTTGTCAGACTGAAGTAGGTTTTCTCCAGGCAACTTACCCTTTTCCCAGTAAAAATCAGTAACCGGAGTACCATCTTCTGTATTGATGACCATGAAGGACGGGATATTACTATCCATGAACCTGCTAAGTTGGAACACACTCATTTTTTCTATATCGTTGTCTTTGATATATTTTTCCGAAGCCTCCATTATCAACGGAAGCCCCGACAAACCTTGCTTTTCTAGTTCTTCCCACGACTCAGGATCTAAATAGGCAACCATTGGTTTCGATGGTGTAAGTCTTATGTATTCTTTCTTTCCTGTGGCTGGATCTATTTTAGGTCCAGACATAAACATAGCGTAATTTGTTTTAGGTAGAGGATGTTGACTCCAGGAGACGGGATCTTTCCGTACTAGACGACTACCTAGTTCCTTTGTTGTCCTGCCAGCGCCACCCATTGGTCCCTGCAAAAAAACGTCACGCATAGGATTTTGAAATCCTAATCGGTAGCCACGGCCCGGTTCGGCTCCAATTTGAGTAGCGGAAAGATAATTCCTAACAAATCCGATTGCACTATTTTGAACTCGGATAGTGTCTTCAACACTTACGTTCTGAGGATCTAGCGCAGATTCAACGTGCTTGTCTAATCTTGCAAAGTTTTGAAAAGTGCCTTCGGAGGCCGTGATGTTCCCTAAGAAGGAGTCGTCCCATTTACTCATAATAAACTGTGCAGGAACTTTCTCCCTATCTGGATCTGGTGGGTCGCTAGCATTCCAGATTTTACCAGTGTCTTTATACATTCTCGCTGGATCTCCTTTATCAGCATGAATAATAGAAACTACGATTTCTCCGGCTGATGTAGACTGATAAAGAAAGTCGAAATCTCTTAGATCGCTATAGTTTATATTTTTATATCCCAATAGGTCCATGCCGGAGATTATCTCACCCTCCGTGAACCTACCCACCACCCCAGGAGACGTGGACCGTAATCCAGCAAATTGGGCCAACTCTAACGGGATTCTTCTCAATCTCCCGCCTATCGGAACAACCCCAGAACTAACCAGTTGCCTAGCAGCATGATTCAACGCTAACGATCTTAGTTCTGCTTTGCTTCCATTCGTTCCCCTGCCTACCAGACGCATATATTCTGATCTACCAAGTGTGTCGAAGTCAGTACGCACGGCAAGCGAGGCTACAAAAGAATCTATTTCGGGACCACTGTAGTCGAAAAACGCACTTGTATCGAAATTGAGTCCTTCTCTTGAGTAAGCCGCCAACATCGCATCTCTAAACTCTGATCTCTTATTTCCCCACAGATCATCCGCTTCGCCACTCATTTCCCAGACCATATTAGCGTCCATGTTTCTGATGTCTTCTTCAGTCACATCTGCTTCAAGCCATGAATCTACAGTCCCCTTCGCAGTGAGAGGATCTAATCCTTGGGCAAGTGCGATTCGGAGGAGATCGACTCTTATTGAGTCTTCCTCATTCAAGAACCTAGAAATGTTGAAGCGCCTAGCCAACTTTTCTTCTTTAGAAATCATCGTTTCGCTAGAATAAAGAGGGGATGATTCTAGATCCTCAAGGGCCATCACGGTGTATTTCAGTCGAGAAGGATCACGCAGTCCTTCTAGCACATGATTCTTGAATGATTCCGGCACAGCACCCGAAAGATTTTGCATCTTGAGAAGGGATAGTTTCAGATAATCAACTTGTTGAGATAATGGTAGTTGGGAAATCTTTGGAGTGAATAGCAAATCTATTCCCTGGTTAAATATCGGGTTATCTGGGGCCATTCTAGCAAAGACGAAATCAGAATCGGTTATATTATTAGGTCCATCTGGATCGTATTTCCAAAAACTAGAAAGTTCTTCATATATCGGCAACTGAGTCGAGACTTGTTGATCGACAAGCATCTTTAGTCGATCTTTTACTTTCCCATCGGGCAAGTCCTCATAGGCATCGATGAGTTCTTTGATTGGCGCAGTTAGTTTGAACGAGGTGTTACCATCTTTGTCTGTGGTTGCCTCAATAGCGCCCCCGCCTACCAATGACGAGAACCCACCACCGCTTGCCTGGGTAATATAAAACTGCTCCAATAGGGCTTCGTTCGTTGTCTTGATGTAATTATCCCATTGAGTGTAATCGGGATCGAAAGCATCGTACTTGTGATTCATAACATCGGCAGCAAGGGCCAAATGGATCTCCGGACCTTCTCTTTCCGCTGCTCGTTCGATGTTTGCAAGCATTGACCGTTTAGCGGTCGAGAGGTTCAGGCGTTCTCTAAGGTGTGGGCTTCGTATTTTGCTAGATACGGCTTCTAGGTTGGTTAGTACATCTGTGGCGGCAATGAAGGTTCCCGAACTATACCCTTGTTTTGATAGGGTATTCTGAAAAGCATTTCTAGTAGACACAGCAACATCATAATAAAGCGCGTCGGCGCTTTCTATTGCGCTACTTTTCATTTTGTTGAAATCGAGATACTTAGAATAGGATTCTGCTACTTCCTCTCCCACTCTATTAGCAAGGTATTGCCTTGGGTTGCGAATCAACTGTTCGGTTGCAGCAATTGAGGCCGCAAGGTCGATTGCGCCATCTTTTTTCCATACCTGAGTAGAGGCAAAAACATCGTTAGCGGCTTTTATTGCCCCCTCTTCTGTTTTCTTCTCGATTGTCTTGGCGATCCCGACAAACTGCTCTCCAAGGGCTACAAGGGCCTGAGCAGCAACTAGGTCTGGATTTACCTCTTCGGTAGTTCTGCCAATTCTGGGTGCGCCAATCGATGCCCCGCTAGTAGTTAACCGTATCTTAGCCATTTACTCCTCTAACTGGTGGGAGGCTCATAGGTGTCTCCGTAGTAGCCAGCAATAGCACTGACCTGCCCGTATGTAGATTCAATCTGGGCTGCTTTTACTTCCGACCTCAATCCCTGAGCCACTTTTTTTAGTTCTAGTTCGCTGCCAGCCAGGATTCGAGTTCGTCTTTGCATAGATTTCCTAGCCTCATCGCCCCTAATCTCCTGGAATGATCCACTGCTTCCACGGGCACCTGTGGACCCAATTTCGCTTTCTCGTCTGGAGCCTTGCGACCTAGATTCTAGCGAAAGATCAGTTAGCGCCCAATCTCTGCCAAGTTGGATTTCCTCCCTCTGAAGGGCTGCTTTTTTCTGGGCCGCTTCTTGCTTGGCCTTGCCACCAAAGTATGAACCTAGTGCTTTTGCTGCGTATCCCGCTACAACTTGCCAAGGCATTCTTAATCTCCAAATTCGTATTCGGCATTATAGCCGCTAACTTCAAATCCGTAAGGCACACTTTGCTTGATAGAGATCGTGGGCTGTGGCCCATATTCCCCAATCACGGGCACACTATAGAATCCTGGGCTTTCAGCCACAACAACGGTAACTTCCGCAGTTTTTGGAGCGGGTAGTATACTATAGCCTTCTACGACAGCCCCTCTCGCTTGGTTCAAAAGGATTCTAATGCGAGTAATGTTCTTGTTTCTGCCCAACGTGACCCCAGAACCACCCTTGCCAGGAATCAGCAGTTCTGGGATATTTGGCGCTAGTTCAAAATCGTAGGGCAAGCCCACCACGACCTTCGTTGGAACATTGGGGAGAGTGGGTATGGTCATCGTTGTAGTGCTAGGCGTGACATCTCCCAAATACACCGTCACTACTTCTGATCCATTATTGAAAGTGGCAATAACAGATAATGTTTCTCCTACGAGGGGAGCAGAGATTACGGCTGTGGTAGTGGTTAGAGTCGTTGCGTCCTCTCCAGCGTCTACATGGTAGTCTAAGCGAGTTGAATCTGGCGTGAAGTAGAGGCCAAGTGGTGCATCAGAGGCGAACGTGGCGCTTGTGCGGCCCCACAGGGCGGGATTACCGGAGTCATCCACTGTCCCCACAACATCCAGGATCGTGTGGTCGCTACTCATAGACCATTCAGACCACCCGTAGACTTGATTTCCTGGAATAGAAGTAAAACAGTAAACTTTACCTAGCCCAGTCCTGACGAAAAGCCTCTGGATTTCTGTGCTGACCACCTCTATGCGCTCTATCGTATCCCCTTTAATCAAATGCCTAGCAAACTGGAAGAGATCGTCGGTTTCGTATCTCTGTCTACGCTCCTCAAACGACATTGCCCTGATCGTTCTTTTCCCTTTCGGGATAAACACAATGTCGTTGCCGAAAATGACTGCTTCTTTGAGATACTCACTCCCATAGGAGGATTGGAGTTGTATGTTGAGGTCTGTGCCCGTAATCGGAGCATCAACAATCACATATTCTTCCTGAGTCGTCCCCACGAACAACTGGTTGAACTGACTCTTTAGCCAAGAGATTTTCCCGCCAGCCTTAGACGAGATAATGAAAGAGAGACTGTCGGCTGGTAACGAACCAGCAGAGAAATTCGTCAGTTCGTTAGATTTGCTAGATATTATCGTTAGCCCTAAATCCTGGGCTTCTGGAAGAACCTGAAGAGATGGAGTATCTGCATCAAAACCAGCAAGGAATGTGCGTTCTTGGTGAATCTCGATAGAACTTGCGGTTAGTGGAGTTACATCTTGAGAATCGCCGGAAGGAGTGTCCCCGAAGTTGTTATAGGCTCTTCCAGTAAGTGTCCAATATGGACTGGACCCGGAGTATCCAGTAGTACCTGCGGTCCATTGGAATGCCGCATTGGTAGGGCGAGAGATGGCGATTTTACTAGCCCAATTATTGACTTCCCAATCAGAGATTCTAAAGGTACGAGAATCTATGAGCGGGTAGACTTCCCCGATGTCTACATTTTGTCGATAGTTAGCAGATGCTTCCGATGTTGAGGTTAGAACCCCCTCTGAATCGAATGTTGGGGTTGTCTTGGTAATACTCACGGTGCTTGAAGGTGCCCCAACCAATTGTACCGCTTCGTATTCCGTAGTATTCGCTGTTTTCTCGCTCCTTATCCTTGCTAGTATGGTGGGAAAGAACCCGCTTTTAGGAGCAGGTAGACCATCCGCAAGAACCCCGTCGCTAGAGGCTAAGAATATCTGGGTTGTGAAACCATCGGCCTCAACCCATCCTATCGGGGCGAAAGATCCAGAGGGATTGAATTGGCTCTCTACCCCAGATCGCCATATCATGGGATGCTCAGTAGTGTCGTCGTAAACCTGTTTAGCACAAATAACAAAATTCTCTACCTGTTCAACAGAAGGATTTCCAGCACCCATATTCCAAGTTTTGACTATCTTCCCAACTTTTCCAGTTTCGAGAACAGATAAAATATCTGAATCAACCTGCTCGCAGAATGCTCTATCAGTGTAGTTATTTCCATGTATGGATCCGGAGAACTGCACAGGTTGTTGAACATTAAGACCACTAGGGGCAACCCACGTTCCTATTACTGCATCATAAATAACACCAGATAAAGGGGAACCAGGAACATCAAGGGAACTAAGAACCTTTCCAACACCCATCCAATTTCGGTAAGGTCCAGACCAATCTAGTGTATCAATGTCTTCCGTGCCAGCGGCTTCGGATGTGCCACCATGGTAGTTCCAAGTGCAATTGAACTCCGTAGGAGACACATATCCATTCGCATCTAACGATAAAAATCTACCAACAGAAACCGGGAAGGGGGCTACTTCTGTGCCACCAGCAGCGAGTGTTGTAAGACCTCGATGACCAAACTTGTAGACATCTCCAGCGTCTTCTGCAATGAACCATCCCGACCCTGAAGTCACCTTGGTAGCGAGGGTTGACAATGTATACCTAGCATCGTATTGCATAGCAACTGGTGGAGTGGAACTCAGAAGAGTTGTTGTGACCTCAACAGCATATCGAATGCTAAGATAATCAGTTCCAGATTTACTAAACTCATGTCTAAACAAGCCCTTATCGGTTAGCAAAATCAAATCGGGTCCACGATACGCAACATCTAGAATCATGCCTGTGAAGGTTTGAACCGGGTGGTTAGCAGAGCAGATCGAATAGGTGGTTGTCCCACCATAGATCATTACTCTATCGCCAAAGCCCGTAACGTACTGGTAGGAGTTCTCTGCGACTGCTTGATAACTAGCATCGTTCACAGAACCCCAGCGTTTTTCGGCAGATCCCGTGGCAGAGAGCAATGTATTAGCAAGTTTCTGACAACCTTTTTGGTATGGTACTGCTTCATATTGCGCCCTGATATTGGGATCAACCTCACCAAATCCAAATGCTTGCTGTGCCAAGTAGACCATTAGATATACCTAACCCCCAGGAGGCTTGTCGGGGAGAATATCTGAGGAGAACCCTCTTGTCCGTCTACACCCTTAGCCGCTAGCAATGCTTCTTTAGCAAGTGCTTCTAGTTGAGCGATCTCAGTGGTATTTTTGCCAAAGTTTTGGGCTACATATACTGCTAAAGCCCTGCCTAGAGCGTGTTGGGTCAGAGGTCCAAGCAGTCCTATGTTGTCATCTCCAACGTCAAAGACATACTCAATCGTGGCAGTAGATTCGTCGGTACACAAAGACCTTGTTAGGGCTTCTTCTACTTCCCCCTCGTCAGTAACGATGACTTCGATCTCCCACATATTGCTAGAGAACCCACCAATGTAATCTGGCTGGTTCTCTAGGCCATTCAATCGCCAAACACGTAGAACGTCATCGGGAAGGTCAAACGCATACGTCCACCGACTAGGAGGAGTAACCGCATCTCCGGCATTGTCCTTTAGAGCGGTTAGCGCCTTTGTTTTCTTGGCTCCATTCCAAAGGTGATCCGCTAGGAACTGCCTTTTGAATAACGGATAAACATTTGTTAGAAGTAGTTGTTGGGGCGAACTGTCTGTGGTGGAAGTGACCGCTGTAATCCCCAATGTAGTTAATGCGGTATTCCAAATATCTATGACTGCCAAGGCTTCTTCCTCCGTTAAAAGTTCTGCTGAAACCGATCCAATTCCAGGGATCGTAACCGATATTTCTGTTACCACCGGGCCTGTTGCAGTTAGAGTATCACCTGTACTGCTAGAATCTGTAAGGGAAATCAGGGCTTCTAGCATTCTGTCTAGTTGATCGCTGGTTGTCGAAGAATCGGTGAATGCTAGATTAGCCGCTCTGGTTTTTAGAAGTGTATCTGTAGTCGAAGAACTGTCTTCTACCGTGAATATCAATGCTCTTGAGGCTGCTACGGTGTCTGAGGTGGTGGCTGAATCTGTGAATGTCAGAGCAACTGACTTGATTGCCGACAGAGTATCCGCTGCCGTAGCAGAGTCGGTCTCTGTGATCGTAGTCGCTTCGGAGTCTATATAGGTATCTGAGGCAGTAACACTATCTGTCAAGGTTAGAGCAACTGACTTGGTTGCTAAGAGCGTGTCGCTAGTTGTGGAGGAGTCTGTCTCCGTAAAGGTGGACGATCCAGCAGTGTTGGCATCTAACTCGTCACTAGCAGTCGAACTGTCTGTTAGCGTTACAGCACTAGCCTTGTTTACTGAGAGCGTATCGCTAGTAGTGGAACTGTCCGTAATGGTTGTCGTTGCAGACCTAGCGGTAACTAGGATATCTGAGGAAGTTGTGACATCCGTAACGGATAGCGTTGAGTCCTTCTGAATTGTTAGGGTGTCTGAGGTGGTCGAAGTGCTGCTTTCCTTCAAGACAACGGTTTTTGAAGCGTCATACACATCTGAGGCTGTAGCAGAATCGGTAATAGATAGAGTTACGCCTTTTGCTGCCGTGAGTGTATCTGAGGCAGTCGAAGAGTCTGTTTCCGTGAATGCAGCGGTTTTGGTAGCAACAAGACCATCGGAGGCTGTAGCGGTATCTGTATTTGTCTCTATTGCTGTTTTGGTTACTACTAGAGTATCAGCAGCAGTAACGCTATCTGTTTCGGTTAGTTCACTGGTTCCGCTCTCCGTATAAACATCTGAGGCAGTTGCAGAATCCGTTATGGATATTGAGCCAGCCTTTACTGCTGTTAGCGCATCTGCCGCAGTGCTGCTGTCTGTCTTTGTTATGTCTTTTGATTTAGTTGCACTCAAGATATCGGAACTCGTTGCTGAGTCAGTAACCGATAGACTGATTGCTTTGGTAGCAGTTAGCGTGTCTGAGGCTGTGCTGCTGTCTGTATTGGATTCCGTTGCTGCCCGTTGAGTTGTCAGTGTGTCTGAGGCTGTAGAGGAATCCGTATTGGTTTCTGTAGCAGACTTACTAGCCGATAGAGTATCGCTAGTGGTGGCAGTATCGGTTCTCGTTTCTGTAGTAGCCTTGGTTAGCGTAAGGGTATCTGAAGCAGTTGAACTGTCTGTTTTTGTGAATGTATAGGCGTTAGCCCCGTCCTCCTTGAACGCCATCCACAGGGTCAACTGCCTTGTGGTAGTCGTATTGCCGCTTGTATCTGCGAGATCAAGAGGGGTCGCCATGCCTGGATCGCTAGTGGCATCAGCATCAGCAAAGTTCGCATATTGCGAATAAAGCATCACGGAACTTTGCCCGTTGCTGCTTATTTCGTTAGAAGCAAGGGTGCTTCCGACTCCATAAATACAGGTAGTCCAGCCGGACGGGAAAGCCAGTTGATTTGGAGCATTCCAGTTGGATCTATCGTTGATAGCCATCGCAAGCACGGTCATGGAACTGTCGAAGAAAGTATCCGACCAGGGAGTGCTTGATATGATGGTATCAGAATCAGTCCAAAGGAATGTTCTTCCTAGTGATGCGTTATCCACTTGAATCTGTAGACCGACCATTGTGTTACTAGCGGGGGCACCATCAAAGTCTGTTGTGCCTACTCCTCGCCAAACATTGATCCCGTATTGACACCGACTCGGTGGTGGCGTTATCTCAACCTCAACAAGATCGCCAGCAGCAGTGTCGATGTCTGCTGCCGTGATTCTGAACCACCACGCAACAGCAACTCTGTTCTGAGTTGCTCCAGCAGCAGCACCATAGTTATAGGGAAAACTTGGAAGATCCCACTCTGTAGGGGTGCTTGGTGTCCCAACACCGGGATCGACAACTGCGATTGAGGTGCTAGTGTTGCTGCTTTTGTTTCCACCGAAAACTATGAAGAGATCATCAACGGCACAATTCTGCTGACCAAGAGTTATTGTGGAGCCATTACTGCTCAGGGCAATCGATGGGGTATCGCCGTTTCCTGGAGCAACAAGGGAGATAGCCATCAGACTTCAAACTCAAGTTCGATGGTGATGGTTCCAGCCTTGTAGTCTTTGGTGGGATAGATGGCTATCGGTCCATCTACATCCCACGGGGTTCCCGGTGCCCCGGTTGGGGCGAAATAAGAACTCCAGGTATCCGCCGAAAGAGCAGACAGATCAATGTCTGAGGAGAATGCTGGTGCCTTTGAAGTCCTTGGATCTGATCGGTATCCAACATGGGAGGAAGGAAGGTATGAATTACTGCCGTTTTGCAGATCGTATTCCCACGCTAACCACGCTTCAACATTTTCTCTTGAAGCATCACTCCACTCCTCATCTGCAACTATGACCCTGGTGATATTTGCTTTTTGACCACCCCAAGAACTGCTCTCTCTCGCATTCCCAATGATCGAGGGGGAGAATGTGCCAGTTAGAGATTCACCTGAAATGATTTCTTCGCCTCGACGGTAGCAAGACACACGATCACTAGAATTTCTTACCATTACATGAATATCTTTGTTTTTGAAGTTATCGCCACCACCAGAAGTTGACTCAAAAGAATTCCCAGACTCATCTTGAACCTTCATGTTTCTGTTTGAGCCATTTCCATATATTGATGCATTTGCTCCTGCACCGACATCGCTACCTAAAAAGGGTCTATTGGCGTTGGTGTTTCCATTGTCAACCACAATAGCGATTGAGAATTCTTCTCCAGAAGCAAATGATGGGGCAGTGCCCAGGACAAAACGCTCATCCCCTCCATTGGTCAGGAAGTCAACTGTTGGAGAGTTGGTGATATTGTCACCTGAAGACATCCATTCTGGCTCATCTCCAGATGGGGCAGTGGCTTCATTGTCGGCAGCATCGTTGTTCCAGAAGTTGATGGTATCGCCATCTGATACTGCGGAGCCAGCCATGTTCTGCAAAACGGTTGCAGCATTGAAATCGACAATCACGGACTCAGCGGGGATGAACTTATCTATCTGAGATGCAGCAGTGTCGATGTTGAATGCGAAATATCCAGAGGCACTCTTCTTGGCTCGAACCCTGCCAAGGGAGGTGGTTCCATATATCTTCAGGTTGAGTGCGGCACCTTCATAGTTGCCAGCAAAATCCCCACTCATGGTGACGGTGTGTGTTCTGGTTGCCATCGGGCCTCCCTATGAAGTGGGGTGGACGGTAGCCCGAACTAAACCGCCCACCCCCAGAAAGGCCAGAATTAATCGACAACAATACTTAAAGCATAAGTAATCGACAATGTATCGGCATCATTCATGGTGATTGCAGGAGTGAATTCTTCACTTGTATTACCACCTGTAGCAGTAGTTCTACCTGCGAGTGGCTTTATTTGTGATTCAGCAGTCGGGTTCGACTGACCCTGGTTCACAACAAAGATGCCATTTACAACTTGTGCAGTAACGCTAGTTACATCTGCTACCAAAACTACTGTCGCACCAGTAATAGTGAAAGTTGCTGGTGTTCCTGGAGCAGTTGTGAAGATGTCAAGCCCAACAGGTCCGGTAGTATAAAAAATACCGCCACCACCGTCAACTGAAGCACCAGCACCATTGCGACCATCGAAGTCAGTATCGTCTGTGAAGACTCCAGTAACAGGACTGGAACTTGAAGAAGGAAACAATGTATCGGCATCAGCAGAAGCAGCATTGCTACACGAACACGAAGCAAATGCTGTCCCGCTTGATGTGTCGGCTATGGTAGCCGCTTCACCACGATTTATAGCACCGTCATGACCAGAAACAAGAATGCCTGATTTGAAACTGACAACCCCACCAGCATTTGCCGTAGCATTTGAAGTGAGGCCAGCAAGCATCCCTGTAATACCATCAAGCAAAAGGCAATTGGGACCACTGTGATCTGTGATCTTTCCCGTTTTGGAACACTTATGTTTGATGTCAAACCAACCCGAAACACCAATGGAAGACGAGGTTTTAGGATTCCTTCCAACCGAAAAACTGAGGCTATCCCCAGCAGAAGAACTGTTACTCATTTTATTGCTCCGTAACTTTGATCTTTGACGTTAAAAACACAACAGTCTCACCGCTAGCAATTATCTTAGCAGAGTCTAGCGTATTCCAGTAAACAAGATCGCTTCGATCTGCTTCTACTACTTGGGCCTTCTCCGCGACTGCATCATACTCATACGTGCTGCTGGCTGTTTGGAAGACCCCCACAGCAAGGACAGTTGTGGTTTCTGCTAAAGCAACCGCACTCCAGCGAACACCGTTTATATTATGGATCTCTCGTTTGTTTTCATCAGATCCATCCGTACCTGTACTAGACCAGTAAGGATCACTAGCGGTGGGGGCTGATCCAACGTCAGCGTAAACCCTGATCCTTGGCACTATACCAGTAGCGGGTGGATCTGAATCTACCACTCCCCACTCAACCCATCCGGTCGGACCATCGTTAGTCGTCGGCCCAACCCGGAGAAGATTCACGTAGGTCAAAGAAATAGCGGAAGCCGATATATTCTTCAAGCGGTTCAGGGCCGCATTAGAAACAGTATGGGATTTGCCACCCATATATCGACTCCCGCCTTACCTTTTTACTTAGTTGTCAAGACATCGCTTGATGAGGATTTTATCGCCGTCCAAGCGAAGCGCACCAAGACCCAACTGGTGGTAGAGTTGCAAACAGTATCCACGATCAGGAATCTCATCCATTCGCACGACTACTTCGTCTGCTTGTCCATACACCATTGCTGAATCTGTGTAGAAGTAAACTTCGTGACCAGTACCAGCGAATCCACCCGCAAGAGCGGTCATTGCATAACCAGTCGAAGCCCCAACTGCAATACCACCCAAAACATCGGGAGTTGTACCAATACCCTGAATAATCTCAGTAACCTCAGTAGTAACACGGAACTCGAATCCCATGAAGTTCATGGGAGAACCATTGACCAACGGCTTGCCATCGTTGAAATCAATACTGGTCATGCGACTGTCATCTGCGTCTTCCATCATTTGGTAAAACTGGATGGGATGGCAAACACAGTAAACACGATCTCCTGGCTGGATTGCGTTTTTCTTGTGCAGTATTTTCCTAGCCTGGATCAGAGTATTTACACCCAGAGTGGTTGGTGCAATAGTTTTGCTAGCAGCATCCGTGCTGCCTCCAGCAACAGCGTCATACGCTCCTGCAATTGTAGCAGCATTAGTGAATACAGAACCACCAAGACTTTCAGTAAAGCCTGATGCTTGAGTAGTTGTAGCAGGAACCGCACTTGGAGGAACATTATCCTTCATGTAGAAACCTTCTACAGCAGTACCAGTAGCCGCAGCAGCAACCGCATCCCCGGCAGCATCTTCTGTATCTGGTTCAAACTCACCATCAGAGTTAATAGCCGCAAAGTTCATCAGGGTCGTAGCGGTCTTGAAGGGACTTTGATCGATGGTTACAGCAGCCTTGATCGCAGCAAGAATCGTAGCGTCCTTTTTGCGATTGAACAAAGCAGTCACGTTCTTGAGGAACTGGCCGTCAGGACGAACCGCCTTCATCAACGCATACTTGTCACGGGGATCAAACAACTCAGCGTAATCAACAAAGGACGGGTTGACCAAACGGCGTTCAGTCTGCGTCGTCTTGTACTGAAGTTTTGATTGAGTGACGGTACCACCAGATTCTTCAATGAAGTCTCCGTATGCCTGACCACGCTTGCGACTCTCAAGATCGGTAGCACTCAAAGCGAGGTAGCGATCAAACGAAAGCACTTCTCCACGGATCGACTCGTTGATACAAGTATCCTGAAGAATGCTATCTGTTTGCTGAACAGCAAGTCTTACCAGATCGGTATAGGCTCGCTTGAACAGATTCATGTATCCAGATTGAGGATCACTGGAATATGGACCTTCTGGAAAAGCCCCGGCAAAATTACCCGGTGAGGGAACAGAGATAGCCATGAGGCCACTCCTCTCGATTAGTATTTTTCTACTCTATCGAGAGGTTGTCCGGCTCCGGGCCTCTCTTGGTGCTTACGGCACCCATTAGTCGCTAGTCTTTCCTAGCGTCAGTCCGGCCCGGAGCGATCTGGGTTGTCGAACAGGTATTAGTAATCACTAAAACCTAAACAATGTCAAGAACGCTTATTGCCCCTAGTCCTATTTCTTCGCTTTGTAACAATCCTTACGTTGGACGGTTTGTTTGAGCCACCTCTGCTTTGTGGCACAATATGATCGACCTCACGGGCATCTCCAGGCTTTAGACCCGCTCGTCTTCTAGCCTTATTAGAATTGTTACGAGCGTCTTTGGCTGAACGCTTGGAATGGAAGAGAGCAGTCTCCCTAGGGTAGTTTCTCTTTTTCCCCGGCTTCTTGGGCCTCTTGCGAACACCATTTGCTTTCTTCTTAGTTGCCATTAGGCATACCTCCGGCCAGTTCCAGTCCTTCTCTCTGATGCGTAGAGTGCCCTTACTTTCCTCTTTGCGGCATCTGGTGAGGAGTGTGTGCTAACCACCGGGCCTAGGGCACCGGAGGATTTTAGTTTGTGGACCTTCTTGCCAACTGCTTTCCACGGCATGGTTCCTCCTTAGAACTTAAACTCGCTAGCGAGTCTTGGATCATTGATTCCCTCGTAACCAGCGTCTAGCAACTTCTGCTGGATGTCCATGAACTCAGCGAAATGCTCCTCATAATCAGGATGCCTAACGTCTTGCAAGGAACCGATCTTGCCGATCTTACGTCCCCTTGCTGCTAGATTCTTGGCACTAGATTCGCCAAATCCAGTGGGTGCAGTGGTGCCGGGTGTGGTGTCATCGCTCATGCTTTCTCCCAGTGTAACCATGAACTCCATAACTGCGGGGTGGTGTCCCATGCCAGTAGAGTCCATGACTTGTTTCAAATCGGGGTTTTCTTCAATCAAGCCGTTCAACGCACGTTCGGCCAAGGCGCTTTTTTGATCTAACTGATCTCCGTAACGCTGGGCAACTGTTCTCTTCCATTCCTCGACAGACTCTCTGTTCTGATTGTTCCTAACAGTAGTCTTCTCATTTTCGGCTTGAATGAAAGTATTAGCCATTGCCTCCCATTGCTTGATTGACACCCCTTGGGAGTGTGCCGCTTCTCTGGCTGACTTTAGCGCCGAAGAGAGAACCTCCGGTGCGCTATCCGGTGTGGGATACCCTTCAGCAGATTGAGGCGCACCCATAGTCTGGTGGAACTGGTCCCACTCTTCTTTAGGTGCGTCTTCAGATGGCACTCTTGCTTGCTGGCCTAGTTTCTGGCTTAGTTGGTTATACGAACTAGCCAGATCGCTGACCGAATCAAACTTTTCAAGTAACGCATCTCTGTTGTCCATATCTGTGGGCAGAAATTCGTTAAGTTCACTCATTGCTTTCTTTCTCCATTATCCTTGTGCCTTGTTGAATCAAGGCAACGATTTTGAAGTATGCTGAACGCATACCTTGTCTTTTTGCCATTGCGTATGGATCTATCGGAAGCCTCTCTGTTCTTCCCGCCGCTTCCATCTCCTTGTTGTAGACTTCTTCAGGCTCTAGCGTTTGTTCAACGCCTAGCACTTTCTTTAGGTAATCTAGAACCCTTGCACCCTTTTCGGACTCAAAAAGGTTCTTGGTGTCTACCATGAAGCCGTTCTCAATATCACTTAGCATTAAACTCCTTGTGCTTCAGGAGGTATTTCCTGTGGGGCGGCTCCTTGTTGTGCAGCCGCTTGCTGCGCTTGTTGCTGCGCTTGTGCCATTTGTTGTTGCTCCATTTGCTCTGCTCTGGCTCTACGTAACGCTTCAACCTCTTCAGCAGTGCGTAGTATCATTGCCGGAATGTCACTAACCATTGCGTCATATCTAGCAACCTGATCTGGAGAAATGTCGTCCAGGAACACAGGGTTCTGTGTTGCCTGATACAAAGCCAAACGCCTCTCCAGGAACGCCTGTACTCGCATACTGCCCGAAGCCTTCTGAGCCGTGAAGAATGGCGACTGGTATGAGATCTCCAGTTCTGCTTCTGGCAACTCAGCCGCTAGCATATCAAACTCTGGAAGATAGCCAGACCTTCGCATGACTTCAATAATGCCATCCATCAATGGGTCCAGGAACTCGTAGTTCACAATGTCGGCAGTAGCACTCAATCTTTGCAGTGCCCTCGATTGCCTCTGACGGCTTTCCTCCGCGCTTCTAGGTTGAGACTCTGGCTCCGTTAGCAAATCTCCAAGGAAAGCCTTGAGGATCTGCTCCCTGTCTTCTTTAGCCATAGCGTCTGCAACTTGGTAGTTGGTTCCGCTCTTGAGGTATTGCGGCCCCTGCTTAACTGCGGGTCTAGTTATCATCAGTCCATTGGGGGCGATGTCTAGTTCTACCATCGTGTCGTGTTCGACCATGAGCGGTGGATTCAAGTCCTTGCCAGCCGCTATGAGAATCTGCCTACGCAGTTCATTGATTCCCATTGCGTCAGGCCTAGCCAAGTGTCCACGTCCACGACCATACTCTTCTCCGTCTACTACCATCCACCTAGCAATGACATAGGGACAGAAATCAAAGCCACCCTCTCGAATAACTTCAGGGCTACCAGATACGCTATCTTCTACACCAGTAATGTAGACAGATACCCAAGGCTTGTCTTCCGCTGTTTTAATGCCAGCCTTTGGAATCGTGTTTTCGTTTTCATAGACGAAATGAAGAAAACTAACCTGCTCCATTGGCTGCTTCATTTTCAGATTTGCATCTACGTCAGCGCCAGCCTTTCCATCGAAGAAACGATATGCGTCGATGGCTGTCATCTGTATTCGGCGCACCATGAAGAAGGGTTTCCCCTTGTGACCTATCTGCCACCACATATGGGCAATAGGGATAGCCTCGAAAATCAAACCGCCGAAGGTAGACCCTTGCGCTCCTAGTTTGGGAGTGTCCTCTCGAACGTGAAGGGTTCCGTTACCCAGTACCGCAAAGTCCCTAAGAAAACCAGCGGCTTCGGTATAGAAGTTAGAGTCAGACAAGGCTCCTAGTATTTTATTAGCAATCCTATCCAAGACCTGCCTGATTGTTACGTCATTGTCATAGGGAGGCTTTGCCCTCAAGCGAACCCAGTCCGTACCGCTAGGTATGATCGCTCCCTTCAGGAAGTTCACAAACGTATCGGCGGCTTGCATTGCTGTGGAGTCAAAGACCCCAATGACCCTACGACTGCCGGGAGATTTGTTTGTAGAAATATCCCCCCGGTAGGGCATCATCAAATCGCTTATGTCTTGCCACGAACTCTCAAAGTTGCTTCTCCTGCCTTGCAAATAGGAGAACCGCTCAAGGAGTTCTTCGGCTGTTCGTTTTGACATTGCTTACCCACCTGCCCTTGGTCGTGGCCCACCTCTACCACCCATAGAAGATTTACCTCTGCGTGTGCGGCGTTTCTTCAGTTCTTTTTGTTGCTTGCGACGAATGGCGGCATTCCGTGTCCGCTTCTTCATCTCTGGGCTTCCGGCGGGAGGGTTGCCTAGGCCAAGTCTATCTTGGACAACCTTAGCAGCCCCCATATATGAACCCAACGCCCCCTTCGCTAGGATCTTCCTGGATTTCCTTATGCGTTCCTCTCGCTCCAAGCGTTTCTTTTTTGCTTGGCCCGAGACGTGGGGGTTCTTCTAGCGTCCCTCCCCGTAGACCTACATATACTACGGGTGCGA